ACGCTGGACACCGATGCGGAGACACGGCGAAAAGCTAAGGCTGCGCTTTGATCGGATGCAATCGGATGCGAATCGGATAACCCCACCCCGCCCCTACACCAGGGGCAACCCAGGCGCTTCTGGTGAGGTGCTTTTTTTTAACGAAGGAGATAGAGATGACAGCCTCGCCACTTAATGCAGATGAATTGAAGTGGCTCAAAAAGCTGCAGAAGGTCCTGAATGAGTGTCCATCTTCAAGATTGGGCGCCTTCACCATAGGAGACCCGACTCTCTCGATCTACGACAAAGTCGTGTACGACGCCTACGTAGAAGCGAACCCGCGCTGTCAAAAGGATCAAGACGACGTTGTGATCATCGACGAGTGCGGAGCGCACTTGGATTTCATATTGAAATTCCCGTTCAAGGTGGACGGCGTTGCAGGTTAACCCCACCCCGCCCCTACACCAGGGGCCGGGAGTGCCCACCAAAATAAGGAGAAAAGCATGGACCCGAAATCAATCTCAGCGTTCCCAATTCCCGGCTGGAAGGACGACGCCGACTTCAACGGCATGACCCTGCGCGACTACTTTGCGGCGAAGGCGATGCAGGTGTTCCTTGCCAACACTGAAACCTCATTCGCGGCTGACGCAAAAAATGCCTACGCAATGGCCGACGCAATGCTCGCAGCCCGCGAGTAACCCCACCCCGCCCCTACACTAGGGGCCGGGAGTGCCCACCAAGGGCCATCAAGCGAAGGAGCCCTGTGTCCGGTTCGACTCCGGCAGCCAAAAGCGCGGTGCAACCCCGTATGCGGCAGGGGTCAGGCCCTTCACTTGATGGCCAAGCGCAGCAATGCGTATGGTTGCGACTACGCAAGCTGTCTAAGCCTGGCGCGCACAGGCCCGCTTTTCTGATGGTGACTTGCAAAGCGTCCGGGGAAAAGCATGTCGCGCCCGGCGCCATCAACCAATCCGCTGGTTCGCCAGCTACGCACACAGGGAAACGCACCCAGTGCTTACGGTTTTTCAGCGTGACTTACGCCGGGTGGAGAGAACCCGGCACATTCAAAGGAGAGAGTTTTGGAGTACCAAAAAGACGCAAAAACTGGATGCTGGATTTGGTCAGGAACCATTGCGGGCAACGGATACGGAATTATGCGAATGCCTGAAAGAAAGACGATGGTTGCGCACAGATTTGTCTTCCTCAGTGTTGGCAGGGTCATCCCGGTCGGCATGGAGCTTGACCACCTCTGCAGGAACAGACGTTGCGTCAATCCAGATCATTTAGAGCCAGTCACGCATAGCGAGAACATGCTCAGAGCTTTTGCAGCCGCCGGTCGCGCTTCAATTTGCAAGTACGGACACCCGCTAGACGGCATCCGTTCTCGCAGCGGCGGCGGGCGTTATTGCAAACAATGCAATTTGCTCAATAAGCAAAAGCAACGAGCGGCATCCCTCTAGTCGGAGAGACGAGGGCCATCACATCAGGGGCAGCACGGAAGGACGTGCAACAAAACGCACTGCGGGCAGGCCAGCCGATCGAGCCTGTCAGCCGCCCATTGGGTTCCGCAATGCGCAGCGATTCGGCAGCCGGAATCAAGCCCGGCCTCCTGATTTGATGGCACCACCCGCCGCAGTGTTAGCGACTGCGGATCGTGGCAGCAATGCCGCGTGGATGAAAAACCTCAGATGCACGAAGCGGTGCTTTATCCGCAAGGGGGATGCCATCAACCTACACACACCAGCCCTGCAATGCGGGGCTTTTCAACGCCGAATTGTGCGGCGGTACGTCCGCCACGAATGCCGTGTTAAACGGCAAAACTTAACCGGAGAGTGATATGACAGTTTGCGCAGAATTTGCGGGCCGAAGCTGGGCAACATGCACGAGAGGGATTCAGGGTTGCGTGTGCGGATTTGATGACTTGCACCGCGTTGCCCGTGTGCTGGAAGTCCACAACAAATGGCGGCGCGGCGATATTGAAATTGACGAAGCGCCCTGTCCTTCGGCGGTAGGAAAAGCAATTGACGCAGCGATTGCACATTTGCGGTTTAACCCTGGAGGCAACATGTTTGAAGCCGCTATGCGCGATTGCGCAAACGAAGAAGACCGCAGATCAAAGCGCGACGAGCTGATGCAGCGCGAAGAAGCCCGCCTTGCAGCCGTCGCCATCTTTGATGCCCGTTTGGGCAAGTACGACCGATTGCTAGACGGCCTGAGCTACCGCGACCACGACGAACAGGCAATCGCGGCACTCATGGACGGCTGCGCGGCTGGCGTGCAGTCCTGCATTGCCGTGGTGAAGGCCCTGGCAGACAAACATGGATACCACACAGCGGAGATTGACTGATGATTCGCGTACCACCCTACCTTGACGACTTCACCGGCACTTACGCCCGCACAACGCACGGCAGGCGACCGTGCACAGCTACCGAATCAATAGCGATTCACAAATACAAACCGCCCCTTCACCGGCGGTTTTTTTATGGGCTGTGCCGCTGGGGCTGGGCCATCGTCCCGGCTGTGCTGGCGCTGTCTGTGCTGACTGGCTGCGACGACCTGGAAAGCTATGCAGCAGATCAGGCAAGCCTTGCTGATGCGATTGCGCAGCGGCGAAGGAGGCGGGAAAGTGAGCCGCCTCAAAGACTTCGCCCGGCTCTACGCGATCTATCGCCAGTGCAACGGCCCCATTAAAGCCGCCCGGTATGCGTGGGTGGTGTCAGGAGGATGAACATGAACGCAATGAAAAAAGATGAAACTCAAGTGATGACGCTGGAGGCTGTGCAGCAACCCGTAGCCATTCAGCAAGGTGCACTCGCTGCCAATTCCCCCATGGGGATGATGATGGCCGCCATGAATCAGGGCGCCAGCCTGGAGCAGGTCGAAAAGATGATGGACTTGCAGGACCGATGGGAACGCAAGGAGGCCGAGAAAGCATACAACGCCGCGTTTGCCGCATTCAAGGCCGAGGCTGTGCGGATCATCAAGGGCCGCAAGGTCACAGACGGCCCACTGCGAGGCAAGGAATACGCAGAACTGCATGATGTGGTTGACGCCGTAACCCCTGCCCTGTCGCGCCACGGACTGAGCGCGGCATGGAAGCTGACGCGGGACGATCCGCAGTGGCTGGAGGTGACCTGCACGCTCAAGCATGTGGGCGGGCATAGCGAATCGGTCAGCATGGGCGGGCCACCAGACGCCGGAAGCGCCAAGAACGCCTTGCAAGCCCGCGCAAGCACCAAGAGCTATCTGGAGCGCTACACGCTCAAAGCCGCCTGCGGGGTGGCAGAAGGTGGCGACGACAGCGACGGCAACCCGCCGCCCGTATCGGTGCCCCTGGAGATTCTTGCGCCCGCACGCGAAGCCGCCATGGGGGGATGGGCCGCACTGAGCGCGCACATCAAGGGCTTGTCGCCAGCCGACCGGGCCGCGCTGGAGCCTGAGAGCTACGCCCTCAAGAAGGCCGCAAAGGCCGCCGACGAAAAAGGAGCTGCAGTATGAAGATGCTCAACAGCTTTGAGCAAGGGTCGCCCGAGTGGAAGCAGGCCCGCGCTGGGAAGGTGACAGCCAGCCGGGCCAAGGACGCCCGCGACCGTCTCAAATCAGGCACTGCCAGCGGAAAGCAAATTGCATACGCCTGCCAAGTGGCGCTGGAGCGCGTCAGCCACCAGCCAGCCGATGCCACGTTTGAGAATTGGCAGATGCGCGAGGGCCACATACAGGAGCCAATCGCCCGCGCAGCCTACGAGCGGCGCACAGGGAACCTGGTGGACGAGGTGGGCGCCTTTGCCACCGACGACGATCTTTTCCTTTACTCGCCTGATGGCCTCATTGATGGCGACGGGCTGCTGGAGGTTAAGACGCTGTTCAGCCCCGAACGAATCATGACGATTGTCGGCAATGGCGATGTGAGCGACTTTATCGACCAGTGCATGTTCGGCCTGTGGCTCACCGGGCGGCAGTGGATTGATCTTGTCGTGTGGGTTCCGGCGCTGGAGCACCTGAGCGTCAAGCGAATCGCTCGGGATGATGACTACATCGAGGCAATGGAAGCCGACTTGATCGCCTTCGCAAAACTGGTGACGCAATACGAAAACACCCTGCGAACCGCACTGGCAGCAAACAACGAGCAAGCAAAGGTAGCGGCCTGATGCCCGTGAAACCCGTAACCCGCGACGCCATCACCGCCGCGCTGAAAGAGTGCGGCCCCATGAGCGTAATGGAGCTGGTTGACCACCTTGGCTGGGGTCGGAACCGCATCAATGCGTGCATGACCACGGCCAGGGCCAACCACCCCGGCAAGTTCTTTCGCATCGTGCGCTACCAACTACAGGTGGGAGTGCGTG